TGGTGGACTTCACATAGCTGCCGTTTCCGGTAACGGCAACACCCTGCACCACAGTGGAGGAGATCCACTCAGCAGCCTGCCCGCTGGTCGGTGTGCCGCTGTTGCTGACGTTGCCGCCACTGCCAGCCGGGACGTTCACCGTGACGGAGCTGGTTCCGGTTGCCGTGACCCCTGCGCCGGTGAAGTTGATCGAAGTGACTGCGGCGGAAAGCGTCGAGCCCTCGTCCTGCACGGTCAGAGATCCACCCCCTCCCCCAGGCGACTGGTCTACCGTGGCCTGGAGGGTTGTTTCGTCCAGTACAACAACTGCCGAAATATCCACTGTTACGACGCCCTCCCAAGCCTGGTGATCTCCTGTGTGCCAGCAAAAAGCGGGATGGCCGTCCCGCTGGCTTGCGTGAGGATGATCTCCCAGTAATAACTTCCTGCCGTTAGTGGCAGGATTTGCGGGACAACTCGAAAGACACCACCGGCGGCATTGGTGATCTCAATCCCAGCGTTTACGACGAGATTCAACCTCTCCAGGTTCTCACCGACTCGCCGGTAGACCATGCGCAGCTGCGCACTGGTCAGGTTCAGCGGGGTCCCGACCGGCTGCTGCAGCGATACCGAGTTGATCCCTTCCCACGTGGTGCCTTCGTAGACGGCGGGGAGATCGAGGATTTGCGGCTGTGTCATAGCTGGCGGGCAGCTGGCGTCAGGCTAGGCCTCGCGATCAGCTGGCCTTGCCGCCGGGTTTCTTGACAGGTGCCGCTGGAGTGGATGCTTCAGCCAGCAGTGCTTCCCCATCGCCTTCAGCGGGCTCGCTGCTGGCAACCTGGGCCAGATCATCAAACTCCTTCAGCGACTCTTCAAGAGCCGTCTGCGCCGCGGCCACGTGATCATGGCCTGGAGGCAGCTCCATGAGCGTTGGGAGAACCGTGTTCATGGCCCATGCCGCCTCGATCGGGCCGACCTGCTTCAGGAAGGTCAGGAAGTGCTGGGCGGCGTAGGCGCATTCGTTACGGTTCATGGATGGCGACTGTGGATCGCCCTTATGGTAGGCATGGCCCTGGTTGGCAATGCCATTGCAGGGCCATGCCATGGGGGCCGCTGCTCACGGGCGAAGCGGAGCGGCCATGGGTTGTGCAGGCCCATTAAGCGCCGCAATGTCCCGCACGATCGAGAAAGCCACCAGCGCCGTGACCAGCGCCGTGACCAGGGCCACACCAGATAGGCAGATGGCAATCAGGCCGGCATTGCAGCAAGGGGCAGGGGCTGATCGTTGGGGGCGGCGGGCCCGAAACTGGGGATGCAGAACCCGCGCAGAGAGCCGAGAGGCTGGCTTTGGCAGAACAGGGAGAAGGAGTGTGGGCATGTTGAGATCGCTACGTTGTGAGTGCGCAACAACAATACATCAGTTCGACTGTGGGGGTATGATCCGACCATCCCCGGACTGAGCCGACCCGGATCAATGACATCGTTTTTCCGCTTTGCGATCACAACCGCCCTGCTGACGCTCGGCGCCTGCCATGCGGCGCCGGCCCATGCCGGCGTGGGCACTGCGGCCTGGGCCGCGGCCGTTTCGATCTGCCGGGCCCTGGGCGCCGACCTCACCATTCGCGCCGCCGTGCGCGTGGGGCTTTCCGACAATGCCTACCTCTGGTTTTCAGAGATGCGCGACCCGGCGTTTCAGCAGCTGATGGTGGCCGAAGCCGTCAGGCAATGCCCTGAGCAGCTGATCCGCGCCGTCAATCAAGGCCGGACGCAGCCATGACCCTCGCCCCTATCCATCCGCCAGCCATGGGCCAGCTTGATCCTGCTGGCTGGCAAGGACATCGAAAACCGCACATGGGAGACCAGGGTGCGAGGGCCGATCTTAATTCATGCGGCTAAAGGTATGACAAAAAGGGAATACATAAAGGCTAGGGCTTTTGCCAGTTTTGCGACTTGTATCCTTGACCCAGTCAGACTTGATGATCTTGAGCCAGGCCACCTGCCTCGCGGCGGCATCATTGGCAGCGTAAATCTTGTGGATTGCGTCTACCAGTCCGATTCGCCATGGTTTCAAGGCCCTTATGGGTTTGTCTTGCGCGATCCAGAGCCTCTGTCGTTTATTCCCTTCAAGGGTCAGCTCGGCTTTTTTGATGTTCCGGGGGTGCAGCCATGAGCACCGGCAACCTCCGCACCCTGGCCCGCCTGCTGACCCCGTGGCGCACGATCAGGCGGCTGGAAGACGAATTGAACGCAGCGAATAGGCTTTTGGCCGTTTATTGGAGAAATGCAGAGCGCACCGAAGTTGCCCGCCTCCGTCTTCAGAACTGCCCCACCCACGGCCAGCAACCAACCGTGGTGGAAGGCGTCTACCTCTGGGCCACCCTGGACGGCATGGCCGGTCCGCTGCCGCCGCTGCCGGAACGGTTGGCAAAGCGAGAGCAGCTGATGATTACACGGCTGCAGGGTGACCCGGAGGCTCGTTGCTGATGGCCGCCGCAATGACCCTCCGCGAGGCCATCGCCAGTCGCCTTACCAGCTACGCGGCTGAGCGCGGACTTCCCCCGTTGGACCCACCGCCAGGGTCTCAAGGACTGCCGCAAACAGCGCCCGCTGCTCCTGCGGTGTCGCACCTGAAAAAAACTCAGGGTCGCTGATCCGTTCGGCATACCCAGCCAGTTCAGGCGCCACCCTCGGCCTTTGCACCAGGCTGTCAATCTCCTTGCGAAGTTCAACGCAAGCTGAGGAAATAGCCGGGTTACGTCTGGCCAGCCCCTCTAGCTGCTCCAGATCCCGCCGCTTTGCCGCCACCGCCGGATCCTCGTCGGCGGGCATGGCATACGCTGCCGCCAGGCGATCTGCAGCAGCCACGCACGCCGCCACCGCCAGAGGCATGGCATCAGGTTCCCGGATGGCGCCTTTCTCCTCGCACAACCGGTGACGGCAACGCCACCATGCCGTATTGCCCGAAATGTTGCGTCGCAAGCTGTGGCCGCACGCAGCGCAGCTCAGCAAACCGGTCAGCCCATGGCGAGCTTCACGGCCTCGACCCAGAAAGGTATTGCTGGGCCGCCGCAGGTACATCGCCAGTTCCTGCCAATCCCCCTCACCGATCAGCGGCGGATGCTGGTCGTAGTGAATCTCTCCCCACCGCTGGCCCCAACTCTTCCCGCTGCCTTTCTGCAGCAGGTGGCCGACGTGCCCCCTGATGCACGGGTTGTAGAACCACGCCATCAAATTGGGGGTCGCCGGGGTCCAGCTGCACCAGCTCGGCAGTTCCCGCACCGCCGCTGAAAAGCTTCCCAGCTCCCGCAGCCGCTCCAGCACCTTCAACGCCTGGGGCCAATTCTCCGGGTGGGGCTCCAGCCGGTGGTTGGCACCCCCTTGATACCCAAACGGTTTCCGGCGCCGCAGGTGGCGGCCCTGGGAGCGGTACTGCTCGAACTGCTTCTTCAACCTCAGGCTCAGCATCCGCGACTCCACCTCCGCCATGGTGGTGAGGATCCGGGCCTGCATAAATCCCTGAGGTGATGCCGCTTCGATGGTGCCGCCGTCGATCGCCGTGACCTTGACCCCCTGGATCCCGCACAGCGCCAGCAGCTCATCGGCAAAGGCGGCGTTTCGGCCCAGCCGATCGGCCCTGGTGATCACCAGCTCGGCCACGCGGCCAGAACGAACCTCAAGGATCACCTCCGCCAGGCCTGGGCGGGTGTCAACCTTTCCGCTCTCCATCTCCTCGACAATCCGATCGCAGCCGGCCGCCCGAAGCCTGGCCACCTGGGCAGGGAGGCTGTCCGCCTGCTCCTCCTTCGACACGCGGGCATAGCCGAGCTTCATGGATAGGCTGCGGTGCAGTGGTTTGGGACCTTAGCGCTTTGACGACGTTTTCCTTCGATACCGTCTCATAAGCGCTGCCTTGCGCTGCAAGGGGTTTCAGTGCCGCCGGCCTTCCATGCCTGCCCTGAGCCGTGCTGATGGCACTGCAAAACGTGGTACGGTTCCGGGGTCAGCAGAAGAGCCATGAGTGGCCCTGCTGGCACCGCATTACAACTCACCCCGCGCAGGCTCTGAGCAGCCGCCGGGATCCTCATAGGACCGAACCATGACCACGATCAGCATCACCGTTCCCGATCTGAAGACCATCAGCAGGGGGCTCTCCTCCGACTGGGGCCCGACGCTCCATGCCGCTGCCCGCCGCCTGGGGGCGGTGGTGGCCCTGATCTACGCGCTGGGTTTCATGGCCGGCGAGCGCTGGCACCAGCTCCACGGCCTGGCACGGCTGGGGCTGCCCGGGGGCAACTTGAAAACCTTGCTTACAAGTTCAGCTCCAGACCAATTTCCTGGCGCCACGGAAATGGTCACCACCCCCGTGGGGCCGAAACCCGTTGCTACCACTAACGGAGCCGAACTTATGCCGGCACCAGATGCCGCTTCGGTCACCACCCCCGCCAACGTCGCCCCGTCTTCGGTCCGGCGTCTCGCCGCTCAGGGCTGCAGCCAGCGGGTGATCGCCGGCACACTGGGGCTCACCCGCTACCAGGTCCGCAAGGCCCTCGAGGCCTGATCATCCACGGCCCGCCGGAGCCCATCCGGCACGCCTCCCCATCGCACGCTCCCCATGGTCACCTTCATTTCCTTCACCAGCACCGGAGGCCGAATCGGTCGCATCCACTGGGCCAACACTGCCCCCTTCAAAGGCGGCACCATCTGGGGCCAGATGCAGTGGGACAAGTTCTGGCCTGCGAAGCCTGAGGAGCTGTTCTCTGCACGCATCCGGCGCTACGCCGAAGTTGTTCTGTCGCTCGGCAAGCAGATGAACCGGGTCTTGGCAACGGTGAAGCAGGCGGAATACGCTTTTGCTGAGTTTGGCCGGGCATACGCTGCCGCCGCCGTCGAGGCTGGGAAGATCGACAGCCCTTACATCTTCAACACATCTCTGAAAGAGATAAAGAAACCGCCGCATCGCTGAATATCCGGCACTCTTCCCCAACGCACGCTCCCCATGGACGAATCAGCCACTGCCCGGTTCAGGGGCTACAGCCACCTGAGGAAAGAGTTCGCCGAGGTGAACATGCCTGGGCATAACTTTGTGCAGCTTGCTGAAACGAGCCGCTGCCTGCACATTCACCTGCGATCTGACGGCTCAGTGCCTGATGCAATTCAGGAGCTGTTCGACCGGCTCAACCAAGAAGCCGCCTGGCTGGAGATCACGCAGCAGGAAGACGACTCCTTTGCCTTCAGGGTGATCACACCTCCAGCTCCGCCACCTCGATGACCATGGCCTCATAGGCCTCGCGAGCGGCGGCATTGATCCAGCCCCTGGAGGGGGTCCACACGGGATCGCCTGATGGCCAAGGCCTGGCGCCGCCGTTGGCCGGGTTGTTCTCGGTGTTGGGTCGGGGGGTGGTGGCCGGCAGGGCGGTGCGCTCCATCAGGGGGTAGTCCCTGGGCCCCCGGGGCTCGCCGGTGCCGCCGATCGGCCGGTAGGGCCTGATGCCGTTGGCCTGCTCGAACTTCTCGCGAGTCGCCGCGGCCAGGGCCTGCTGCTGCACCTCCCAACGTTCCTCACGGCTGGCCGCCAGCTGGTTCTGGATCACCAGCGACTCCAGGGTGATCGGGGAGAGGGCACACCTGCATCGGGGGTGCAGAGGGGTCTTTACGCTGCCGGCGTAATAGAGGGCCCCCATTCGGGGGGCACAGAACTCACAGACCCGATCGTCAGCGGTGGCCACGAACCGCACGAAGCCGGCGCCGACGCGGCGGAACGTCCGCTCCCTGGCCTCCCCGGCGGCAATGTGGGTCTCGGTGCGGGCCACGGTCTCGGCCCGATTCCTGAAGGCGTCGTTGATGTGGGGGAGGCGGGCCTTGAGGTTGCGGGCCAGGGCGCGGCTGTCGACGCCGGTGGCCATCTGGGCAGCGGTCTCGAACTGCACGGCATCGCCCCAGTCGCGCCACCAGCGGAAGAAATAGTCCTTCGATGCCCAGACCCGATCGGAGGTGGCGGCGTTGCGCTTGCGGCGGTAGTTGGCGCTGAGGGTCTTGAAGTCCCGCTCAGAGGCGGCGATGACGGCCCCCAGGTTGAGGAGCCTGGTAAAGCTCTGCCCCTCCTGGTAGGGGCTGCCCGGGGCCGGCGCATCGGTGGGGGCCGGTGGTGCCGCCGGTGGCAGCTGGGGATCCTGCAGCGACGGGTGGCGGCTGCTGAGCACGGCGGCCGGTGGGAGCATGTCCCGCGACAGCTCGAGGGCGTACTCAGTCCCCAGATCTTGGGCCCGGTTGTAGAGCTCCGTGAGCTCACGGTTCAGTGCTGCATTGGCTGCCCGATCGGCCGGGAAGCGGTTGATGATCACCTGCAGGTCCTGGGCCAGCTGGCCTTGCAGGTAGAGGCTGGCCTGATTTTTCTGCAACGGGGTGATCGGCACCGGGCCATCCGGGGTGGAGCCCAGGAATGCGCCGGGGGTGGTGGCCGGGTCGTAATCGGGCTGAGCCTCGATCCGCTCCAGGCGGTCCATCAGGCTCCGGATGGTGCGGCGCAGGGCCTCATTGAAGATGCCCCGCAGCTTCCGCAGCTGCTGGTCCTCCAGGCCCCGCAGCTCCTGGTCGAGCTGCTCGATCAGCTCGATCGATCGGTCAGCCATTCAGGGGGGTGCAGCGCGCCCGCAGGGCGTCGAGACGGGCCTGGAGCGAGGCATCGGCCCGGTGATCGGAAGCCGCGGCCTGGTAGGCCTCCTGGATCAGCCGCTGGATCCGCTCATCGCGGCTGTCCCGGCGGTTGCTGGCTCCTAGGAAGTCATCCTTCTTGATCTGGGCCAGCAGGGCATCAAACATGGGCTCCATCGCCTCGGCCTGTTTCCTGGTGGGCCAGAGGCCATCACCGAGGCGCCGCTCTGCTGCATTGCCCTTCTTCATCCCAGAGTCATCAAACTCTCTGGTGAGATAGGTGTTGGATCTGCCAGCCTTCTCCAGCTTCAGTGAGACGTGGGCCTCGAACGACCGGGCAAACATTTCCACATCACTCAGCCAATACTCCTCACTGAGCTGGCCCCCGGCCTTTTTGACTTCGCGAATTGAGTCATACACCTGTCGCGTGAAGCCGCTTGTCGTCCAGGCGCTCTTCACCTCGTTCATTGCGGCACGCTTTTCTGGCGCACCACGGTTTTGCGACAGGAAGCTTCCCCCGCCGGCGGCGTAGTTGTCCAGGGCGTGGCCCCATTCGTGGGACAGGCTGCCGACGCCTTTTTTGCGGGTGAGGTTGATCACCTTCATGGTTGGCTCATAGTGCGCAACGGCGCCGCCGCGGCCCCTGGCGCCGATGGCCAGGCCAAGGGTTCCGTTCAAGCCAATGGCGCTGTCAGGCAGGCCTGTGGCATCTGCCAGGTCCACCAGGGCCTCAGCCGCCTTTTGTACGTGGTGCTTTCGCTCGTCGTCTGTGACTGAGTTGCCGTACTGGAGACCCCGGAACCCGAGGCCTTTCACGATCGCGTCGGTTGCCGCGTCAGGGGTGCCTCCCACATTGCGGCCGCCCTCGCGCCGTGCATGGCCGACGTAGTGGTCAGCAGAGTTGAATCGCCACTTGCCGTTGCTTTGCTGACCAAAGGCCGCAGCCATGCTGAAGCCTTCCATGATCTTGGTGCCTGCATCCAAGGCTCGCTCCATGGTCGGCCTGGCTTCGACCATCTGCCCTTCTTTCTTCAGGGCGACAGCGAACGCATTCATTTGCCCAAGGACACTTGTAGTGCCTCTTTGATACATGCGCCTTTGCATGGAGATTAGTACATTGGCGGTCGGGTTGTAGGGGTCTCTGTAGGTGCGGAAATATCCGGTGCCTTCCTGTCCTCGAATCTTTGAGATCAGGTCTGATAGTTTCCTTTGTACTTGTTTCCTCAGCTCGCCTGGTTCTGAGTCTTTGCCATCGTCGACGACCTTGCGGAGGGACTGGAAAGCATCGAAGTATTGTTTCCGGACGGTTTTTGCTTCTACTCCTTTTTCAGTGGAGGGTCTGCCGACGTTGTCCCTGGCCGTGGCCTCGCGCCGCTCCTGCGCTTTGACGTAAGAATCCACATCCTTGGGCGAGAGGTTAGGGAAGGCCTTGAGGCTGAAATGGGCCTCCAGCCGAGACAGGATGTTGCTTTCGCTAAGACCGCTGATCAGGTCGGTGGGGAAGTTCTTCATCAGGTTGTCCCTGGTGAGAACCTTCTCCACCTGGCCGCTGGCTTCGGCCTCTTCGATGGTGCGGAAGGCGTTGCGCCTGTGGCGGGCGGAGTCGCCGATGTCCTCTCCTGCGTTGCCCACGGCCGAGGCCCGGGCGAACGCATAATCCGGGTCCCCTTCCTTGGCTGCCCGATCGGCTTCTCCTCGGGGCGTGCCGGCGGGGGCCTTGCTGCTGGTGCTGGAGGGTGGCGTGGCCGCCTTGGCTGCTGCAGCCTCAGCCGCTTGCTTCCTTGCTGCCGCCTGGGCCTTCTCAGCGGCCACCTGCTGCCGGGTGCCTTTCAGCTGGGTCGCCTTCTCGCCCCGGCGTGCGGCGATCGCCCCGGCCAGCTCACCGGCCTCCTTCTGCCGCACCTGTGCAATCCCCCGCTGAGAGGAGGCCCCGCCGGCGGCAAGCGCAAGCAAGCGCTTCATGCGCTCCTTCCCGATCGCCGTTCGGGGCGTGGTGCGGCATTCCTTCCGCAAGCTGATGCAGGCGCTGCCGCACCTATAGCCGGTGCTGCACTTCTTCCGCAGGGCGTCGATCCGGTGCTGCAGCGAAACCGCCAGGCTCATTTCAGGGATACCTCGGGGGTGGCAGTGGTTCACGGCGCCCCTGCCCACAAGGATGTAGAGGCGGCTTTGTGCCTATTCGGATCCGCGCCCAGCAGCTCCACCAACGAGGGAACCAGGAGCGGCCGAAGTGCTCCAGCTTGTCGGGGGGGGCCTGCTCCAGCCACTGCTCGAACATTGCGAAGGACGTCCCCTCCGGATCCCCAGGCCTGAAGCTGTCGGTGTGCAGGATCGTCATCAGGTGTCCCCAGCAAGGTAGGCATCACACAGGGCGCCCATTGCTACCAGGTCGAGGGCATTGATCCGGCGAATTGCGGGTTCGGCGCCGATGGCATCACGGATTCCCCGCTGGTGCTGGTGCCCCATGGCCAGCAGGTAGGCGCCGGAGCTGGGCTCGAACACCTCCCAGACACCGCTCAGATCCGGACCCACCGCCACCGGGTAGGGCAGGGTCTGCCCGTAGGGGCCCATCAGGCGGCCGATGCCGGGGCCATCCATGCGGATCGACACCCCCAGGATGTCCACCACCTGGCCGGCGGCATCGTTGCGGGGCTCCTCATCCCGGCGCCGCCTGCGGCGAGCGCGGTTGCTGCTGATCTTCTCGGCCAGCTCCTGCGATCGCGTTTCACAATCGCTGCAGCAGGGTTCGTCGTTGGAATCGGCGCGGGGCGGGGCCTCGGGGATAGCGGGGCCGGTGAGGGCTGGATCCTCATCTGGAGGGGCAGCATCAGGCGCTGCCGCTGGATCGCCCTCGAGGCTGCCGCCGAACTCCACCGGGGCCTCCTGCTTCGGCTGCGGGATGGATCCATCGGCCTCCCGATTCAGCAGGGTGGTGTCCAGGCTGAAGCGGGGTTTCCCGAAGCGGGCCAGGGCCACCTCGTTGGGCTGCAGCACACCGGACTGGATGTACTGGGCGTCGGCTGTGGCGACCTTCGACCGCAGCTCAGCCTGTTCGTCTTCTGTGGGGGTGTAGGTGGGCCGGAAGGTAATCTCCCAGTCAGCGGGGGGCTTCTGGCCTTTCCATGGGCCCTCGGAGCAGGCCATCACCAGCTCGTAAACCCGCCGCAGAGGCTCCTTGAGGTGCTGGGCCTGCCAGTCGGCCACCTCATTGCCAAAAGCGGCCTGTTCACTGCGTCCGTCGGCCCCCAGCCCGGAGGGTGACTCACCCCAGAGCAGGGTGTGGGGGAGGCCGGAGGCGCCGGTAATTTCAGATTTGAGGTTGGCGAGGATGTCGGCGATGCCAGCTGCCGAGCGGTTGAGGTTGGTGATCTTCTCGCCGTCGCTCAGGATGTAGGCGCCGATAGTGCTGCGGGCGAGGGCATTGGCCTTCAGCCGCTGGCTCAGCTTCTCTTCCCCACCATTGGCGAGCATGTTGGCCAGGCCCGGCAGCTCGTGCACCACCAGGTCGAAATCGTGCAGGATGTCCGCGGCCGATTGTTGGCCTGTCTCCCACCTTTTGAAAACGTCCCAGACCAGGTCCACCACAGACACCCCCCACCACTGCCGCTCTTGCTGTGACCGCCAGGAGCAGGGGAGCCCCTCAATGCGGATCACCCGGGAGCTGTGGATCTCAATTTGGGTGGCTTCGGTGAGGCCCAGGCCAGCACTGGTCACCACCTTGCTGCCGGCCTGATCGTTGAGCTTCTGCAGGTCCCGATCGGGCTGAGTCCAGAACCAGTAGCTTTCCGGCTCGCCGATGCCGGACCAGCCGGCGGCGGGGTAGAGACGCCAACGATCGATCGGGTAGAAGCCGTGGATGGTCCGGAGCCGCCTGAGGTTCAGAGGCTTGTCGATCGGCGTGCGATCGTCGGCGATCAGCACCAGGGCGCCACCGCCATAGAGGCGGCTGTAGGTGGCGGCCGCGGCCAGTGCCTGGCGAAGGTGGAGCTTTTCGGTCCAGCCAACGACATCGTCGAGCTGGGCCTTAATGCGGCTGGAGGTTTCATCCCCCACCGACAGGTCCCAGCCGCTGCGGGTGCCCTGTTGGGGGAGTTTCTCCACGATCCGGCGGATCAGCCAGCTCTGCTCATAAAGGGCATCAACAGCAGACTCAGAGAGGATCCGGCTGCGCTTGACGCCGATCGCTTCGTTTCGGTCCTTCGCGGTGCCCAGACCGGTGAGGACGTTGATCAGGGCGCCATCAAGCCGCCACTCAGGTCGGGAATCAGCGGAGCTCAGGAAACCAATCGACACGGGCCAGTGCGCTTAGGCCCAGGGTAGGCCTGGCGAGTTAGCTATATCACTAGCCAACGACGTTACGCACCATAGGCTGGGGCCGAACATCAGCCCTAGTCCATTGGGCGCCCCGCTCGATTCGCTGCTCGGTTCGTATGCGCGGCTGCCCATCCCCTCCAGGGAGGAGCAGGTGTTGCTGGGTCGGGCCATCCGGAAGTGGCTGGACTGGGATCCAGCTCCAGAGAAGGCCCCGCCTGGTGTGCAGCGGGCCGGCCGGCGGGCGCGGGATCGGATGGTGGCCCGCAACATGCTGCTGGTGGCAACACAGGCCCGCTCGTTTTCGGTGTCCTCGGTGGTGGCCCTGGAGGTGCAGGATCTGATCCAGGAGGGTGCGATCGGGCTCACCAGGGCGGCGGAGAAATTCGACCCCTCGCTGGGCAACACTTTCGCGACCTATGCGGTTCCGTGGATCCGGCAATCGATGACCCGGCTGGTGCACACCAGCGGTTCAATTCGACTCCCAGTGAAGCGGGCATCGAAGATGAACCAGCTGCGGCAATGGGTGGAGGCCTTCACAGCCCGTGAGGGCCGTTCACCGACGGATCAGGAGGCGATGGAGGAGATGGGGCTCAGCGCCGCCGACCTGCGGATCCTGCGACAGGCGGCCGCCGTCCGGCAGGTGGTTTCGCTCGATTCCCTGATGAACGATGGCGAGGGGGATGCCTACATCACCCACGTGGCGGCACCAACGACAACAGCGGACACCACGACCAAAGAGCGTGCCCAAGTGCTGGAGGCGCTAGAACCCTGGCCCGATCTGCGGGAGATCATGGAGCGCCGGCTGGCCGGGCACACCTGCCAGGAGGCTGGCCTGGCGATGGGGATCACCCGGTTGGCCGCCGAACGGCTGTGGGAGCGAGCGCTGGCGATGGCGCAGCACCTGATGGCCGCCGATCACCAGCACGGCGGGGGCCTGCTGGAGCTGCTAGAGATCGAGATTGAGATCGAGCAACAGCTGCTCCTTTTCCCACTGGCCGCGTAGCACTGGTGTTCCAGTCGGGAGTAAGTTCATAGCGATCTAACGACGTTGTGAATCCATGGCGGAAGCGGCCAACGGCCCTGGCCCTGCAGGCGAGATCCAGACCGAGCGCGGGCTGAGCGAAACACAGCAGCTCACCTTGAACGCCGTGAGGGCTTACATCGCAGAGCACGGCATCCCGCCAAGTTTCCGCGACGTGATGGAGGTGCGGCAGCTGGCCAGCACCTCCACAATCCAGGCCCATTTCCGGCATCTCCAGCGGGCCGGAGCCATTGAGCTGCGCGATGGAGTGCCTCGATCCGTGCGGGTGCTGTGGCCCCGGCCAAAGCGTCGGAGGGGCGGTTGATGGGTTGGGGCGACTGGAGGGTGCCGGAGCTCACCGAGGAGGTCGAGTTTCGGCTCAAGGTGCAGGAACTGATGGTGCGAAGGACGTTCAGGCGCAATCCTGAGGCCGTGCTGCACCAGGCACTGCTGCTGGCCCGGGAGAAGGCAATTCTTGAACGAACCGTGGAGAAGGCCGGCCGGCGAATCATGGAGCTGGAGGTGGCAGCCGCTCTGGGTCCAGCAGGAGGGCGCAGCGAGGAGGGACAGGCCAAGCGCGCCTGGCGGCGTTGTTTGCCCTGGTGGTGCCGGTGGTCTTGACCGGTTGCCGGCTGCTAATGGGGGACTGCCTCGACGTGCTGCGCACCATGCCTGATTGCAGCGTGGATGCGGTGGTGACGGATCCGCCCTATGGCCTGGCCTTCATGGGCAAGCGGTGGGATTACGACGTGCCCAGCGTGGCGATCTGGGCCGAGTGCCTCCGGGTGCTCAAGCCTGGCGGGCATCTGCTGGCCTTTGCCGGCACCCGCACGCAGCACCGGATGGCGGTGCGGATTGAGGATGCGGGGTTTGAGATCCGGGACATGATTGCCTGGGTCTACGGGTCGGGATTCCCGAAGTCGCTGGACGTGAGCTCAGAGCGTCAGGGCGTGACCCATCCCACAGTCAAGCCGCTGGACCTGATGGCCTACCTCTGCCGGCTGGTCACCCCACCGGGTGGCGTTGTGCTGGATCCGTTTATGGGCAGCGGCACCACCATCAAGGCCGCTCTTGCCGAGGGATTCCAGGGCATCGGCATCGAGCGGGATCCGGTCTACTTCACCATGGCCGAGCACCGGATCAACGGTGCACAGCTGGGGCTGATTCTGTGATCCAGCCCGCCTACCTGGCGCAGCTGCGGCGCGAGCTGCGCGCCGAGCTGGTGATCACGCTGGTGCAGATCGAGCAGCTGGTGCCAGGGTGGTGGTGCAGCCTGACAGATCTTGCGGAGCAGCTGGGCACCGATCGAGACAGCTTGAACCGCAGCATCTTGAAGCTGGCGGCCCTGGGCCTGCTGCGCAGGGTGAGCAGGGGCAACTGCGGCGGCACCTGGATCTGGTGGGTGAAGCGCTCCGCTGATGACAAGCCCAACGACCTCGAGGCGCCCAGGTGGCGGCTGAGGGATCAAGTGGGTGGGCGGGCGCAGGAGATCATCGTCGGCCAGGAGCGGGCCTTCGCTTCAGCCAAGGGGATCCCGTTCAACACGGTGAGGGACTTCTTGGCTGGCCACCGGCCGCTGCTGGCAAAGCGGTGGAAACTGGTCAGCTGCCCCCTGCAGCTCGCCGACGAGAGCGAGCAACTCGCTGCCTGAGGTCTTCCAGGCCGGCTGGCGTGACAGCCCAGCAGCGGGAGCAGAGGCCATCACGGCCCGCACCACGGATCTTTCGGCCGCACGTGGGGCACAGCGGCACCGGGGGAAGGTTGCCGACCAGCCGGGCCCGGTAGCGGGCCCACTTGCTGGGGTCAGGCATCAGAGTTGGATGAATGTCCCGTGCGGCAGCACTTGCCAAAGAAGCTGCAATAGTTTAGGGGATGGTTGTTAGCGCGGAACAATTTTGAAACATTTTCGTGAAGTCTGCAGCTCCTGCGGCCGGATCAGGGATGAATACAGGGAAGGCTCTCGACGCTTGTTTTGGATAGATACATACACTCAGGGCTGTCGTGAAAATAAACACCATCATTTGCTAAGGCAATTCTAAGGGTAAGATTGATTGTCGAATACTGACTAGCAAGAGGGATTGGCTCTCCTGGCATGCATAGCGTGTAACATTTGCCGTGTGCGCTGGCTTTAGCTATTTGCACAGCAGAATCTAAGGTTGTAGCGACTCCACAAAAGCAGTCGTCTATCCAGTTTTGATCTGGATCAAAATAGCACATTAACACAACAAACAAAGACTTGTTGTCACTGTCGGTCAGTAGAGCGGTCATGGATGGTTTGCTGGTTGGTGGGTGGCGGCGGTGGGGTCAGGCATCGTCAATCTCCACCATGGGGGGCAAGCAGACCGCCACAGGCACAGACCAGTGCTCTAATTCAGGATACTGAGCATTCATCAGTGCTACTTCGTTAGAAGGATTGGCAACAGGCACATTGCCTCCGCCTTCTTTCCCGGTCAGAGTGCTGCGCCAGCGGATGTAGCCGTATTTAAGGTCCATGGTGTCAGAGGACTGTGGGATGGGTTGCCGAGATGTGCTCCCGGCGGGCCGTGGGGGTCAGGCGGTTACGGCACCTTCTGCCTCAAATCGGATTGACCCGATACGTTGGCCATCTTCCAGAATGTGAACCTTTTTCTCTTGGCCGAGTTGGCAGTCGATCCGCAACCGGCGTGCGATTCCTCCAGTTCGCCGGCGGCTTCGTGGGCCTGCTCAAGTGATGTGGGGCCTGAGCAAATAATGGCGATGCGGGCAATGCGAGTCATAGCTGGTGGTGGCTGGTGGGGCTCTCGTTCCCGGTCTCCATACTGTAACGCACAAGTAGCAGGACGGGAGGGGCGGCGTCAAGGTGGGGGCAGGTCATGTGATCCAGTCCCACCTGACCTGGAACCACATCCACTCGTAGGGCTCAAGCCTTGGAATCAAGGGCAACCTCCTGAACCTGCCGGCTTCAGGGAAATACGACACCGAAACCCGAACCGCCATCACGGGCTTCCCGTGAAGCTGGGGTCGACGGAACCAACCCCACTGAAGGCCGGAGCCGAAAAGCATGTGCCAGGCAAGGCAGGCCAGCCAGAGCCGCACCACAATTCGCACCACGGCGCTGGCGGCCATCAATCCGTGGTGAACGTCGAGGAGGGTCATGGCTGCAGCCTCCTGAAGCTGACGGCCCACACCCACGGGTTGAGATCCCAGGTTCCGGAACCGTTGATGGACTCCCAGAGGCGGCGGAAGGCAGCCACCGGGCGGCCCTCCCAGTCGCGCCAGGGCCAGCCGCTGTCATCAGTGCCCGGCAGGCCATCGGCGTCTGGGATGCCCCACTTCCAAAGGGATCCGTCCTTCGTGACCCGGGAGAGGCCCTCCGCCCGGGCGTCCGCTTCGCTGATGGCCTGCAGGCGCTCCACCCTGACGGCGGTGATCTCCAGCGAGATGCGGCTGCCGCGCCGGGGGAGGAAGATTGACGGACGCTTGCGAAGCCCGCCCAGATCTTCGGTGGCTGCGTAGTGCCATCGAGCGCTGGCGCCAATCTCTGAAGGGGCAGCAGCGTCGTATTCATGCTGAACGGCCCACGTCTCCCGCACCCAGAGCCGGTCCCCTGGGGAGCCGTAGGGGCAGGTGATCTCCCTCGAGCTTTGTTCCTTTGCGCCGGCTTGGAACCACGCTCGAAGCACAGGCGGGTCTTTGCTGCTTCGGATTGGCCTCTCTATCAGCCCCAGAAAGCTGCCAGCTGGCTGCGGTTTTACCACCCACCTGGTCTGGGTTTTGCTGCCGCTCAGGATGGCCCGGACCATTGGCGCCGAGAGAGGCTTTTTGAACTGGACCGGTCGTTCTTTCATCGCTGCGCTTGCTGCAGGGCGGCCTCAACCCTGGCGATCAGCCACTTCGGCACGCTGGGCGGATCGGGCCTCCAGCTGCCCGCAGCCCACCGGCCTTCGGGCAGCCACTGCGCAACCTGATCGAGGCGGGTGGCGGTGCGGGTCTGCATGTGGAACCGGATCAGGCCGGGCTCATCCAGCCGCGTGACCTTCCAGTGGTTGTTGCGGGCGGTGCCGCAGTTCGGCGCGTCGACTATGACGGTCATGGCTCGCGCCCCTCCTCTTTCGATGGCCCATAGGGACAGGAGCAGGCAAAACCAAAAAAGGAGTGTTCGGTCATGTCGTGCACCACGGCATCTCCGCAAACGATGCACTCCTTCATCTCGTCATTGATGCAGCCTTGGACACGGCTGATCGTGGGGCCGCCGACTGCCGCGCAGTCTGTGGGGCGGAAGAGTGGCATCATCAGGTACTGATGTTCTGGGTTCACACCATCTTGACCCATTCGGCCATCATCGGCCGCGTTCGGGCGCCGGCTTCACAAGCTGCAGCCAGGGACATGACCGCGTCGTCGTTGCAGCCGGCCGCGGCCTCGCGGGTGCCGTCGGCCCCCTGGCGGAAAGTGCGCATCTGGGTGCCGTAGATGTCGTCCGGGGGGATCCCCAGCTCGCCCTGCTCGAGCAGCAGCAGCACCCGGTCGGTCATGCGGACTTTCGAGGGCCTGCTGGTGGCGAACTCCTCGATCGGCACACCGGGCCGGAGGATCGACAGGGCCTCCCCCACGTTGGCCCCGACGCCGTTGTTCTCGATCGCCACCATCTCGGGGCTGTACTCGTCGATCAGGCGGGCGGTGCGCTGCAGGCCGTAGTCCCGGCTGCGCCGGGCGTCGTTGAAACGGGCCACCACCTGCCAGGGGTTGGAGGTGATGTCGAGCACAGTGGAGACCCACTCATCGTCACCGGATCCGTTGGGGTCGATCCCGATCACGTAAGAGTGGCCCCTGGTGGCCAGCTGCAGGCCGCCGATGGCCTCGGCCGCTTCGATCAGATCGTGGGGATAGACCTCCGCGTCAGTGGCGGCGAAGTCGAGCTCGAACTCCTGTCGGTAGCGCTGCTCAGTGAGCTGGTACTTGCGGCGGGTGTTCTCGACAAAATCCGGATCCAGAACGTAGAGCGGATGTTGGCTCCAGTGGATCGCCACCTTGGCGAACTCACCGTTAGGGCTGCACTGCAGGGTGGGGATGCCGTTGACGGTGGCCTCCCCCATCTGCACTTCGCCGTGGTCCGTGCTCCAGTGCTCATGGAAGCGGCCGCTTCGACCGTTGGGGGTGGTGGCCCAGACCGCACGGGCCCTGATGCCCAGCATCTTCAGGGTCGGCATCGCGCCGGTCTCGATGCCGGCCAGCTTCTCAATGTAAGCGCCTTCATCGAAGAAGAGCATCGACGCTGACGGGATGCCCCGGGCGGCCCGTTCGGTGGGCGGCAGGAAGTGGAGGCTGCCGCGGCCCTGGAACTGGATTTTTCTGGCGCTGTCTTTTGGGAGGGGCGGGCAGTAGCGGCCCAGGGAGGCGGCCTGGCCCTTGATCCGTGCCGCCAGCTCGGAGGCGTCCTCCCCGGTCTTGGAGAAAACGATCCCCGTCCAGGCAGGCCGCAAGATGGCCTGCTGGAGCATGTAGGAGATGATCGTCTCGGAAACGCCGGTTTGCCGGCTCTTGAGCACGTAGGTGTTCTGGTGGGCCCGGATCGTGCGGATCAGCTCCAGCTGGTAGTCCCAGGCCAGGAAGGGGAGGAACTTCCCCTGCGAAGCGATGTAGGTTCGGGCGGCAAAGTCGGGCCAGCGCTTCGGGAGCTGGTCCCATGGCTGCACCGCTTGGGCCTGGGTGAAAAGCCCCCGGCGAGGGGCGTACTGCAGCAGGGGGCGAAGAACCGGCTGCTTCCGGGGGAGGTGCAGCCCGGCGGGACCGGTCCGGGGCCAGCAGTAACAGGAGGTCTGGGTGCGGAGCTGGGCGTCGTATTCAGCCCAGGCCTCGTCGTCCCAGTCCATCAGAAGTCACCGGCCCGGTCCTCGGCCTCCTGCTCCTCAGGTGTCAGGGGTTTAGCCCCAGCACCGCCGTCGCCCGCCTCCTCCTGCGCCTTCTCGAACTTCTCGACGGTGAGGATCAGCTGGTTGATCTCACGGTTCACGCCAAGGGCGACACCCAACTGCTTGCTGGTGATGGCCTTCTTCAGGAGGTCTTCCATCCGGCAGAGCTGGATGGAAGACAGGCGCAGCTTGTCGTAGAGGCTGGTGCTGGTGATTGCCAGTTCATAGGCCTCGCCGACCAGCTTCGAGGCAACGGCAGGGCTGACCCTCCAGCCCCGGATGGCCACGTCCATCAGATCCTTCGGCCCGAAGCCCTGCTTCACCGCCATGCCCAGCAGGGCATGCACCCGGTAGTTGCGTTCTGCCGCCCTGGAGAGGGTTCGATCTCGCGCAGGCTTTGGGCTGGCCCCGGCTTTCTTTTTCGCCACCCCGGGGTTCCTCCTGCTCAAAGGTTAGGAACCTGTAACAACGGCCTTCCGCGTGGTGGCAGGGCGGCCCCGTTTCACCAGGAACCCAGATCGCTTCAGGGCACCGGAAACGATGGCTGAGGGGATGTCGAACTCCCGGGCCATGGCGGCAACGGTCTGGCCCTCGATCCAGCCCTTGCGCAGCTGCTCGAGCACCTCATCCGATGGCATTTCCTCCGGTAAGAGCTCACCGCGGCGGCGGCGGGCGCGCTCGACCATCCGGGCCGAATTGTTGGGGCGATCGTGCTCCCGCAGCCAGCAGCGCACCGCCAGGGTGGTGCGATTGATCATCTGCCCGATGAGCGAGGCGTCATGGCCCAGCGCCCGCAACCGCAGGCAGGTGGCGCTCTCGTCGTGGGTCCACGGCCGGTAGCGGTCGGTGACTCTCCGCCTCTCCGCCCGAATGGTGACGCCGGCCGTCACCAGCAGGCGGCGAATCGCCGCACGGCTCACCTCATAGCTGCTGGCCAGGGCCTCGATGCTCTCCTCGGCCAGGTAGCGGTGCACCACCACCGCCACCGGGAGCCGGGGCTTCTGGGTGACGATCCCATCTCCACCGGCCTGCAGGTGATTGGTGAAGCCCCGGAACCTAAGCACCTCCCCACGGCTCCGGCGGAAATCGGCAAGGCTTGCGTAGATGCAGCTAAGGCTCCGCCCCAGCTCGTCCGCTATCTCACGGGCTGGGACACCCTGCTGGTGGAGGGCATAGATCCGGTCATGCTCCTTCAGGCTCATGTCGCGGCCGCGGCGAGCTGGTGGGGGCGCCGTGGGCAGAGCAGGGCGACAGGCGGTGGCTGCCACGGCTCAGCGGCCCCGGTGAGCCAGCAGCGCCTCCGCAGCGCGCGCCAGGCGGGCTTCGGTGCTCTCCTCCTCCGGCAGCACCTCCGCCAGGCGGCCCATCAGCTGCTGGAACTCCACCAGGGCCTGCTGGTCAGGAAACACCAGCTGGATCGTCAGGCCCGGGGATGTCTCCGGGGGCGCTGGTGGATCCGGGAGCTCATCGATCCCATCGACCAGGGCCTTGAACTCGTCGTCGGTGAACCACGGGCTCAGGTCCAGCTCCGCATGGTCTTCCAGCAGGGCCGCCAGCGCCGCGCCGTTGAACTCCGAGGTGTCACTTGAGCGGTTGTCCGCCACCCCGTATTCCGCCTTTTGTGCTGGGGAAAGATCTGTGCGCTGCACGGCCACCAGGGTGCGGCCGTCGGCCGGGACCACCAGCACCCTCTCGATGCCGATGGCGGCGGCTGCCTCGGCGGTGCCATTGCCGGCGAGGATCATGCCGGTTTCATCCACCACCAGGGAGCGGGCAGCGCCGAACTCGCGCAGCGAGCGCTCGATCATCCCGGTGCTGCGCTGGGTGCGGCGCCGGGCGTTCTTGGGGTCTTGGAGCAGTGCCTCCAGCGTGGTCTCGGTCGGGGCGGTGACTGCTGCCAGAGGGGTGCGGCGCTTGACCATGCCTTGTGGTGCTGTATCTGTCTCATAACGTAGTGGACTAGGTGCGTTCTCAGCCATTGATGCGGCGAGATGCTGCGAAGACTTTCCGCCTGAGTTGCGGTGATGTCGATCTGGCTGAAGGCCAGGGATACGGGCCAGTGGAGCGGCTGGAAGCCCTGTTGCGATCTGGCTTCTACTGGACAGGAGCAAGAGCTGCGCTCGGCATGACCGACATGAAGCTCCGGTACTGGTGGGAGAAGACAGGGCGCCGCATTGCCGATCCAGTTGATCTGGCACTGGCAGAGCGGCTAATACAAGCGAACTATCAATTCAGTCCGCCGCAGCTGTTCGATGGCCTGATGATTTGCCACTGCGGGCGAAGGATGCAGCGACCCCGAAGACGACAGGCCTGCTCCAGGCCCCATCGCTGGTGCTGCCGGGTCTGCCGGCTGCCCTGCGGCAAGCGAGATTGGGTGCAGGCCGCGGCCATCAAGCGGGCGGTGTTTTCGGCTTTGCAGCGGCGACTGCCGGAGCTGGTCCGGCTGTGTGAGCACCGCACGCCGATGCAGCGGCAGCGAGAGCAGCAGTGGCTGCAGCTGCTGGAGGATTTCCTGGAGCTCAGCCGGCGGCTGCATGAAGCGGGCCTGCCCCGGATGAACTATCCGACGATGGCAGCCCGGATGCAACTGGTCTGGGACCAGGTCGGGGAGCCGTTGGACCCTGAGCGGAACTGCTGGGGGAGGACGTTCAGCAGCTGGGGGGCCTGGGAGGGAGCCACCTCACACCAGTGGCGGATTGTGGCCGTCTACTTCTGCCGAAAGATCGTCTGGGATGGCGAACGGGTCAGAGTCCAGCTTTTCGGGCGGCGCTTTGTCGATCCACTGCTGATGGATGCCCAGCAGGACCCAATTGATCGAGGACTGTGGCCAGTTCACTCCCTCCCCCCGAGTCACCCGGCTCATCGGGACCGCTGATGCCGGAGGCAGGACAGCTGCGCAAAACGAGGGGTGGGGCCAGGGGCCAAGGAGTGCGGGGGGCCGACCTCATCGATCACCAGGAAGGGCGGAACCGGTCGCCTGGCTGAGGTTTCAGCAAGCAGATCGATCTGGGCCAGTTCCCTGGCCAGCAGGGCCATGGCCCGCACCGTGCCCATGCGGCGACCTGCAGTCAAAAAGGCACGGCGTCTCAGTTGATTTTCCAGCCAGAGGCTCATGGCCTTACCTCCCGTGCGGTTGGATCAACCCAAGGTAATCCGATCATCCGGAACAGGGCCTCTTCAGTGGGTGTGGGGCAGATAGCCCCGTCGCTGCTCCTCCGCAGCAATCCACCTTCAGAGCGATAGCCGGCCCGAACCCAAGCCGGTGCCAGCACGGTGCGGCACCAATCGGCCGAGCCGGTCCTGATTGCCAGCTGAAGGCCGTAGCCATACGGGTGAGGCATGAACAGATCGAGTTTCATCCCATGCCACGGCAGGACCCGCTGGGTGTAGCGGCAGGGCAGCTCCCCGCGCACCTTCTCCCACTGGTTCACCATGGTGGCGATGCCAGAGCAGAACAGGGGCGATGGGTCGTAGGCCTTGGGGATGCAGACGATCTCTAGGTCGCCGATGGTGGGCCGCCGGCGGCGGACGCTGCCGGCAATGTTGATGCGCTCGCAATGAGGCTTCAGCAGCTCCAGCACCTGGGCGGCGACACCATCGGCGATGGCCAGGGGCAGACGGGTGGTGGTGGTGCTCATCCCTGAACCCCGTCATGCTTCTGGAAGGGCTCTGAATCAGGGCCCGTGAAGCGATCGTCAGTGCCCCAGCCGTTGCGGCGGTATTCCATCAAAAACATCAGGCAGCAGCCGGCATGGGCCAGGTGGCTAAACCCCGTCTCTGGATCCAGCTCTTCGCCGCGCCACCAGGCGAACAGATGCCGGAGTAGGGCGGCGAAGTAGCGGCCCCAGCGCGCGCCTCTGCACCAGTTGTTCGCTTCGTACTTGGCCGCGCCGAACGTCAGCACTTCAGCGATGTCGGTCACGGCGGCCCAGGGCACCAGATCGAGGCGGGGCTTCTAAGCTGACTCGGCCGACTTGCGTGCTTCACCCTGGGGCTCATCGAACAGTTTGTGCGTCATCCCTTCAAGTCCTCCAGCAGGTCGAGCAGGAGCATGCGGCGGGTGTCAGAGGGCCGGGGGTATTGCTCCAGGCGATCTAGCAGCAGGGCCATCATGCGACGGCGCTCCATCTGCTGACCATCGGCCAGGGCCTTGCGGAGCAGGACATCACCGCTCAGCTCGGCGGTGGCTGCCTCAAGCAGGCAGGCGACAGCTGCGTCCAGCTGCTCACGGGCCGCGGCCAGGGGATTGGGCTGCTGCAGCCTCGGCCAGGCCACGATTCCCTCAGCCATCACCATGGCCTCCCATCGGTGTGCTGGCCAGGGGAGGTGGGCCACCATTGCCAGGCCGCTCCCGGGTCACCCGCCAGCCCGGCATGGGCGTGGCAAGGAACCCATCGCCCTCCACGGTGATCAGCGCTGTGGGCGATCCGATCAAGGGCAGATCGCTCTGCCGCATGCTCATCCGCTTCCACTCAGCCTGGCCCACAAACCAGACCCGCACCTGCACCATGGGCGGCCGCGGCTTCGAGCGGCTCAAAACCGCACCTCCAAGTTCATGGTTCTGGCCATGAAGCGGTAGGCATCGATTGCATCGATCCAGCAGCCCAGGGCCGTGTCTACATCAATCATTTCCACCGTGGTGCGCTCAGGACTGCAAAACAAGACGAACGCACGCCGCGGCCACCAGGTGCAGCTGTCGCCCAGCAGGGCGATCGCTGCGCCAACTTCAGCAGCAATGCGAATCGGGTTGAGCTGATCGCTGCCAGCGCTCTGGCAGAGGCCAATGCCGATGTCCCCGCCATTGGAGAAGCGGACGAGGAGCTCGGCGGTGGTGGCTACGGGCAGGCGGCGGTGACGCACATGGATCGGTGCTGCCAGCACCTCCAGGTTGGCCCAGAAGGCATGGACGATCAGCGGGGCGATGGTGCTGAGCTGATCGGTGAACGGCGCCACAGCGGGCGACCAGGGCCCTGCTGCGCTCACATCCGGGTTGTGGAGACTGTTGGCATAGGCAACGCAGGCGCGCAGCACCACCGGGTTGCGGGCCAGCTGCAGGGCACGATGGGGATAGACCCGGTCGAGGATGCCACTGGCGGAGAACAGCTCCTCCCCGCTGGGGGTGATGTAGCCACCGGCCGCGGCCGGTTGAACGGGCTGGTCCTGTGCTGGTAGCCAGGTGGTGGGTTCAGGTCGGAACAGGGTGCTCACCATGACGTTCTCTGCCTCCAGCAACCATGAAGAGGCACGGCGACGATGGGGCGGTTGGGGCATTGCCAGCGGATCTCCCACCCAAAGGGGAGCGGCTTGCGCCAACGGGCACCGCAGGGGTGCACCTCTTGGGTTCTGCAGAAAATGAGCATTGGGGTGGGGAGCGAGGGGGTTACCAGTTCTCGGTGGGCTCTGGAGGGCCAACCGGTGACGCGGGGGGCTGCCAGGGGGCCTGAGAAGCCGTGGCCAGCACTACCTGGAGCTTCTCCAGGGAAGCCTGCTCTTCAGGGCTGGCCAGCCAGACCACGGCCGCCGCGGCCGTACGCCAGGTGTGCCTGGTGGTGCCCACCCTCCAATCGTCGTAGACGTGGAAGCGGTGATCACCGGCGAAGAAGTAGCGGCCTAGGTGCCGCTCGACTGTGACGGGATAGGCGGCAGTGGAGCCACGCTCGAGGCACAGCAGCACGGCGCCGATAGGGGGCAGCGGGCGGGCGGGGGCGACTTGGGTGGCCATCAGAGGCTCCCGGGCATGGAGGTCAACAGGCCGGCGGCCGCTGCCTGGGTGTTGGCCTTCTGCCGGCGGGCCTGCTCAGCGTTGGCCTGAACGCCAGCAAGGGCGCGCTGGCGGCGCTGGCGGTGGATGGCCTCAATGGCCTGCTGATCCAGCTCACGGCCCACCATGCGCGAACCGGCCTCGGTCTCGAGACGGCGAATGCCGGCGGAATCGCGAAAGCCGCCGCGGCCTTCCCTGGGGTATGCGGCATTGCAGCAGCAGATGATCGCCGGATGAAGTCCGGCAAAGACCTCACCGGAAGGGAGCACGTCGTAGTAGGGGATGAACTTGTTGATCGCCCGGTCGTGGTTGCCGACGATGCCGGTGTCCGAGCAGGCGAAACAGGCAAAGCCTGGGAGCACGAAAGCGGGGTCGGCGGCTGCGCGGCGTTTGTGCGGGGCTAGGGGCCCAGGTGCTGGAGCTGAGGGGAGCGAGATCGTCATTGGCCTGTGATGTGACGGTGGTAGGCGAAGGGGTCTGGGGCGCCGGTTTCTGGATCGATCGGGGCCTCGAATGCGGCGGGGGCGACGGTGGCGGCGAGCTGGTTCTGCGGCAGGTAGGCGGCAAAGCGGCGCTCCTTCAGCCAGCGAGCAATGTCAGGCAGGGATGGGGCAAAACCCGTGGAGGCGTGCTGCTGGTCCTGAGCGCGGATTTCAGCAGCCAGGGCCCCTACCAGCTGCTCGGCGGTGTGGCCCTCAGCCAGCACGGCAGAAAACTCTCTCTGGGCAGCGGGCAGAGATTGACAGGGGACCCGACGGGGCGCCGCCAGGTAGGCGCTGCGGAGGGTGTCGAAGGCCTCAGCGGCTGCAGGGCCGGCGCGCAGCTGCTCGCAGCGACGGCGGTAGCCGGTGACCAGGGTTTTGCAGCCGCTGGCGGCGGCGTGTTCGAGGAACGGCTCGAGGACCCCCAGGGCGTCGGCGTGGAGAATCGCCTGGATGTCTCCGGCGCTGAGCTCCCTGGCCGCGGCGGGGTGCTTGCTGCGGCGCCTGAGCCACCACTCGCGCAGCAGCTGGCGGTGCGGGTGGGCGCAGTCGGGCAGGGTTGAGGCGGCTGCCGGGGGCTGGGTTGCCGGTTGGGCATGGCGCTGGGGAGCGTCGTTGTGAGCTGAGGCTATCACGATCTCGATCGCTGTCGCGACGGGCTCGGCCGTCGTGACCGTTGGCGCCGTGGCATCGATTTTCGCCTCGCGTTGGTGGATATATGTAGTGGAGTAATCAATTAACCCTTCTTGGATTTCTTCTTCTTCGTTTAAAGGTTTATTGATTGGGTCCCCCCCAGGGGGAGTCCCCTCTGGGGGGAGGGGTCCCCTTCCGGGGGAGTCCCCTCCAGGGGGAGGGGGCGGGCCCTGGGGGGGACTCCCCTCTGGGGGGAGGGGGTGCGCTGATTTGCGCTGCACTGCAATGGGTTTCGCGGTTCGCTTTTTGCGGCCTGTTTCCATACGGATCCGGTATCGGTTTGTCCCGTTGGGTCCTTTGCCCGATTTGATGATCCAACCCTCACTAAGAAGGGTCGAAAGTGCCGTTCTGATGTCCCGTTCCTTCATGCCGCACTCCAGGGCAAGCCGAGGGACGGAAGGGAATCCGTCATCCGCTTGGCCGGCGTAAAACCAGAGCCAGGCATAGACGAATACCAACCTCCTGCGCCCTATCTGTGCACAGCTGCTCAGCAAGTCGAGCGGAATCTGTGCAAACAGAGGGCGGTGCAACTCACCGCTGAAATCTTTGGTTGGCATGTCAGGATCTGAGGTGGATGGTTCCACTCCCTGGAGCCTGCGGATCGCGGCTGTTGCAGTAGGATTTCCCTGTTGCGGCCATTGGTCCTGCTGGGGAGCGTGCCCGGTGGTCGCAGCCCGCAAGGGCAACATTGGCTCCGCCTCGGCGGGGCCTTTGTTGTTTGCGGGAAACCGACCAACAGATCTGGACCGTAGCGGATTCGGGATGGTATGGACCAGAACTGTCTCAAATCTGCTGCCGCATCGTTCCCTCGCATCTGCTGCATGGCGTTATGTGGTTGTTACGAATGCGCTCCGTAGGGTGGCGACGTGATCTCGCCTAGCACTTATGTTCGGTTCCAGATGGACCCGTTCACGGCCCTTGCGTCTCAGAGCACCCATGGATCAGCAGCAGCAACTGTCGCGGCCGTCAGGGTCAGAGCCCCTCACCCCTGCTGCTCGAGGCCATTGGCTGATCACTGAGGGAAGCGGCCGCGAGGTCTTGCGCTCGTTGATCGAGCAGTGGCTGGACCACAACGGCTGGAGCCTGGCGGTCACTTCACGGCTTGCTGAGCTGGCCCTGCTGGCGCGATCCTCAGAACCGATCCTGGAGTGGGTCGCTGGCATGCCTCTGCAAGACGGCCAATGGGTCAACCACCGCGGCCATGTCTGGGAAACGATCGGAACGCCAGCCTCTGAGCCCGCAGATGACGTCGCCGGTTGGCGGGATGTAGGCCTGAGCAGCCGTCTGCATTCGAGCGGGCTCAACCTGTTCCTGCGGCGCAAAAGCCGCACTCTGGCCAGCACCTTCTTCTTGGAGCTTGGTCGGCTGAATGAATGGGTTGCGGCCGTGCAGGCTGGCAAGCAAACGGCACCGACAGATCAGCGGCTCCGGGACTGCGTCGCCAGCGCACACGTGCTGCGCGATCAGCAGGGAATTTTTGGGCCCGAGGAGCTGCTGTCCATTGCGCTCGGTCGCCTCACCCCAGAGCCGCTCGTCAAAAAGAAGGCCGCAGCAGAGCAACAGAGGCCTCCGGAGTGCATCTCAGGTCGCACGCTGCGCCAGGCCGCCAGCGCCGCTGGCCTGGACATCGTTGATGACTGGGCCCAGATCGTCGAGCTCTATCCAGGCAAGGAGCCTGAGCGGCAGAAGTTTCTCCGGCAGGTGCTGCTTGGCACGGAAACCTGGGGGCCTGAGCAGGTAGAGGGTGAGCAGCTCGCCACCCAGGTGCTGCTGCAGCGCCTGGAAGATCGAAAGACGCAGCAGCCTGCAAAGGCCTCAGCCAAGCAGCAGGGGCCAGAAACGGCGATCAGTGTCGACTGATCGGTGGATCGTTTAGTGGCCTGGGATCCGGCGGGCGGCTCCATTCCATCTGGATCGGCTCAGCGCTGCTGTTTTCTGGCCTGATCAGCAGTAGGCGCAATGCACTGCAGCTGAAAGCTTCTGTCAGCACCTGCCGCTGTCGCCAGAAAAGGTCGGCGGCCGTGGCATGAAGAACTGTTACAGAGAGAACCCCTTCGCTGGTAGCCATGACGCAGCCAGGAGGGCCGTTAGGGACTTGATTCACGACGGCATGAACCGACGACATTACGAAGTCACAATGGTGCTAGTGTTCGGTGAGTGACTCGGTGCAGCGTAACCGATGCACTACCAACCTCTCTCGCAACGGCTCGAATGGATTCCAGTACCCAGTCAGGGGCGCCATCGCCGCAGCCTCCACCGCCTGCCTCAGGGGCGCAGGCCGCGGCCAGTCCACAGCTCTCCCACAAGGCCCTAGAAGACTTCGCCCACCGCGCCAACCTGCAGATCGGCAGTCACGACCAGCAGATCCGCAGCCAGGCGGCCGTGATTGCCCAGATCCGCTCAGAGATCCAGGTGCTGGCCGAGGCTCAGGCGCACCTTGAACGGCAGGAAAAAACCTTCATGGATGATCAGCGGCGCCGGCTGATCGAGTTCCTCAACTACGAACCGGAATGCGAACAGCAGATGCAGCTGTTTGCTGCACTTGCAGCATGGCACGCCACAGAGCCGCGCCTTGTGGAGAACCGCCAGGCGGAGTACACCACCAAAAAAGGCCAGACCGTCTCCTACGGCTACGCCGATCTCGCCAGCGTCATCGCCACCGGCCAGAGCGCCGCCGCCATGGGCCTGTGCGCGATCACCCGCCAGGAGCTGGACGACAACGGCACTCCGGTGGTCACTGGCTACCTGATCCACTCCGGCGGCGGCTGCATCAGCAGCGGCCCAGTTCCCCTCTACATCGGCGAAAGCGATCGCCGCGGCCAGGCCCATGCCGCTGGTCTTACCACCTGCCGCCGGCTGGCCCTGCAGATGGTGCTGGGCCTTGCCGCTGAGCGTGATGACGACTTCAACGCCCCAGGCGACAGCCAGCCCCGCCAGGCGCGCCAGGGCAACGGGCCACAGCAGCAGCCGGTGCGGACGGTCACGACACCCCCCCGCACCGCTGCAGGCCCTGCAGGTGGCTCCCAGCGCGGCCCTGCCGCCGTAGTTCGTCAGGGGCCTCCGCCTGGGTGGATCAGCAAGGACGATCGCCGCGCCCTTGAGCAGGAGCTGACGGATCCGGCCATCGCCCCCGAGCGCTTCCAGGAGATTGAGGCGAAGCTTCTGGCCGCTGATCAGCTGGCCAAAAACGCCGCGGCAGCATCACAAGGCAACGCGCCATGACAGGAACCAGCCTCAGCCTTTCCCCAGCACGGGGCCCCTAGGCCCTGCTGCTGGTGCTGCCGCGCTTGCGCGTGTTGTGGCCTCCCAGGTGATGCCAGCCCACTGCTCGGACCAAGCGGTGGACGCTGTTGGCCTCTCTCCAGTTACGGGCCCCATCGAGGGATCCGGTTGGCTCCAGGGCGACTGCACCCGACAGGACCGGACCAAGGCCATCCGCAGCAACACAACCTGTTTTCCCTTCTGTTTCCCTTTCATCCCCAACCATGAGCGAATTAACGACCAGAACCGAGGCTGACGCCGTCATCGAGCAGACCCTGCTGGGAATGAAGCCGACAAAGCTCTACCCAGATGTCATCTACGCCATTCGGACTCCGAACGGTTACGCGACGATTGATCTGACCAAGGAGGAGGTCCTGAAGGCGGCCGGCTTTCCGCGCAATAGGGCCAAATCCAGCTATGCCTTCCACAGCGTTCAAAGCTTCATGTCCTACGTGCGGAGCGTCTTCGACAACGACCCCGAAGGCCTCGATGATGATGCCTACCGGCCCAGGCGCAGCAGGGCCCTTTGCATCGCTGACGAGGCCCAAGGCATCGTCAGGCTGATCTTCGACGCACAGCCCAACGAATGGGGCACCGTCTACGCCGACTTGAAGCTGGTCTTCAGCTCCGAGGCAAAGCGGTGGGTGGAGGCCAGCGGCACGTACATGGCGCAGCAAGATTTCGCCGAGTTCTGTGAGCTGAACTTGGAAACCTTCTCCAGCCCGGAGGCCGCCACGATCCTGGAGATCGCCCAGACCTTCCAGGCCAAAAGCACTGTCGACTTCAGCAGCGCTGTGCGGCTGTCCAGTGGGGCCATCAAACTGAAGCGGGAGGAGCAGATCAACGCCACCGCCGGGGAGCGCGCTGACATCTCCATCCCCGAGGTGCTCACCGTCGCCATGCCGTTGTTCAAGTACGGCAAGACCTACGCCGTAAAGGCTCGCCTCCGCTTTCGGATTGTGGACGCCGCCGTGAGGCTTTCCGTCCTGCTGGTGGACCCGGAGATGGCGATCGAGCACGCCTTTAAGGAAGTGGTCGACGAGGTCTCCAACCTGTTGGCGATGCCCGTCTTCTACGGGAAGGTCTGAGGCCTTCCCTTTCTGCATTCGCCCCGAACTCTCTCCCCATGAACGACGACATCATCGACAACGGGACCGACAGCCAGGAAGGCCTGGAGGCCTCTCCCTTCGGGCAATTCCTCTTCTCCCAACGCGACGGACGCACCCACACCGAGCTGTCCGACGCCCTCTCCAAGGTCAGCGAGGCGGTGCTGGCCAACGGTGGCACCGGCACCATCACCTTGAAGGTGACCGTGACGCAGCTGGGCCACGAAAACCGCCTGGTCGTCCGCGACGAGGTGGTCATGAAGGCACCCAAGCCGCCCAGGGAATCCAGCATCTGGTTCTACAACACGGCCCAGCGAGGCCTCAGCCGCAGAGACCCCAACCAGCGGGAGCTGGAACTGGGCGTCATCCCCATGCGCCCGCGCCACGGCACTGCGATTGCAAGCGATCGCAACGACAGCGACAAGGCCAGCGCTTGATCTGCATCACCATCTCCCCACCGTATTGCAGCCATGGATTCCTCCACCGATCAGCCCATCACAGGGTTCGCCCTGTTTGCCGATGGCAGCCTCCACCTGCAGCGCGGCTACGGCCAGCAGCAGTTTCAACCCTGCTGCCCTGATCAGCTCCCGGCCAACGATTTCAAGAGCTTGCTATGGGTCATTGAGGCCGCCCTCGGCGCCTGCCACAACGAGCTTCGGCAGACCATGCCGGAATCCATCCAGTCGTTGTTGCGGGTGATGGCCCTGTGCCATGCCAACTGGCTCGCGCTCATTGCAGGCGATCCCCCTAACCCAATCACCGGCCCGGTGTTGGTTTGGGTTCGCCCCTTACCTATCGCGTCAGCCGGGCCATCGATTCCACACATCGAGTGCACCAATGCCAAGCCATCTGGAAGAAGCCTTTGCCAACCAGTGGCTGATCTCTTGCCCCGGCCTGCCTTTCCAGCGAGAGTTCATCCTGCCCGCTTGGGACACCTGGGCCTCGTACCAGAAGCAGGAAGGGCTGAGGTCGCGTAGACATCGCTTCCGCGCTGACTTTGCCTGGCCTGATGCGCAGGTGGCCGTCGAGATCAACGGCGGCATCTGGCGGCCCGGGGGGCACTCCACAGGCAGTGGCATCACCAGGGACATCACCAAGACCATGCTCGCCCAGCTGTCCGGTTGGGTTCTTATCCCCCTTTCCGAGGCACACATCTTCGATGGCACCCCCTACTGGCTCGCGCTCATTGCAGACCTCATCGAGAGTCGCAGATCTGACCGTTTCAGCGGACACTCCGCCAGTGCTGCAACTCGCTGGTGTGGCCCTGGACCCCAGCCATCACATCCTCAAACCGTGGCTGACCCGTTCGCCGTTGATTCGAAACAGCAAGGGCGGACCGTGCGTCGGAAAGGGCGTGCTCAACGGGATCGAGTGGATCTCCGTCAGGAACTCAAATCCCTCCGAAGCGGGCCAGGACCGGCGACTGATTTACAACGGTAGTTCGGTGCTGCTGATGCGTGCTCCACATGAACCGGAGGCCCTGCAGCAAATCACGATCAATGAGGGGGATTTCACTCTCCTCGCACCCTTTCCAGGCATCTACATCCCCGAAGAGGGCCGGCACTTCCCGCCGGGGTCGCTGCAGCTGATCGTTGATGAGCACGACCGGCAGATCATCGACGACACTACCACCCTGCCGATTCCTGAGCGGGTGGCCACCACACCCTGCAGCGGCTGGTGCCGCAAGCAGCACATCTATTTTGATTTCGGCATGACTGAGCTGGCGGTGATTTTTTTCAATAGCTACGGCTGGCCCATCGCTTGCCGTGAAAATGTCCTCAGCAACGACCTTCGCACTGGTGCTTGCTGGTGGCGCTTTGATTACAGCCGGCCCGATCCTGCGGCGGTTCGATGACTGATAAACAACTTCATACGCTTTGCGGTGTGATTCTTCTTTCTGCGTCGGTTATTGCAAGGTTTCCGTCTATGGCCATCGTCGCTTTCGCGTTCTTTATTGGTTCAATCGCTAGTAATGGTGACAAACCATGAGCACCAATCCCGATCACATCGACAATTTAGCCTGGATCATCCGAGAGGTTGACGAGGACAACCAGTTTTGGGGAATCGGCCTAACGGCGCCCCAGCTTGCCGAGGCGATCCTGAACCACCCCGCCAGCCTGTGGCAGCTGCCCGACAACCTGGCCCAGCCGGAGGTGGGTAACTGCGCCCGCATCGAACTGGTGGGGGCGCTTCACAGCCTGGCCAGTCAGTTTGAAAACGAGACAGCAGCCTTCACGGGCGATGATCTAGAAGCCGTTCAAGGCCACGTCAAACACGCCCGAAAGGTCGCCGCCATGCACAACCAAAATGGGCCAGGGTGCGCCCCGCCAGCCCTGCCCGCCAACTACATCGACCCTGAACACCAGGGGGAGGCTCTGGAGCTGCTGCAGACCTTTTATCAGGCCTGCAACGCTGAGGGCGGGACTGCCGATGAAATCCACCTTCGGGGTATTCATGCTGTGCTGGCTGCTCGCCCCACCACCCCGCCCGCGCAGGGGCCCGCGCCCGACTCACCTGCCGAGGCCCTTACTGCTCGCCGGCTGCTGCAGGAGGTGGCCCGGCTGGATAAATCGGTAGGAATAATCGTTGCCGAGGTGCGCCAGTTAGCGGCGCACGCCGCCGCGTGGCTGCGCGAGAACCCGCCAGGCCAGACGGTAGCGATTGAGCCCCGAGGCTGCCCGACGCCAGGAGCCTGCTCCTGTGTCGTCCCAGTCGCCCCGCCTGCGCCGGAGGTGGGAGAGGTGGATGATTTGGTGGCGTGGTTGACCATGCTGCGGGACAATTCCACGGGGATCGCAACCCGGTACGACGAGAGGCTCGCACGCATCGTCGCCCTGCTGCAGCAGCTTCCCGCGCCCGCCCCGGCGGTGGTCCCGGTGGCGGTAACCGACGACCGCGACCCCGAATGCGTGGCCCGCTGGCCTGAATGCGTGCCCGATGGTTATGACCCACGCTGCTGCCGATTCCCCAAAAGCTGTAGCTGCGCCCACGCCATCCCGCTGCCCCAGGCCGGGGAGGTGCCCCATGTATGAGTGCCTCCCCGACCTCCCCCGCTACGTCCGCCAGCGCGGTGATGAATGGCAGGGTGCCGATCGCCAGAACGGCCCCTGGCGGCCGATCCCGGCGCCTCAGCCGGGGCTGCCATGGAAAGCCGATGGACCGGCACCAGCCACCCCCACCGCCGCCGACCGCCTGGCCCTGGCCGTGTGCAGCGTCAAAGACCCAGGAACTGGTATGTGTGTCACTGGCTACATCTGCAATCGCTGCCGCCGCGACTCCGCCGCCGTCGCCCACGAAATCGCCCGACAACTCCGCGAGCGCTACGGCACCAGCGTCAGGGCCGACTGGCTCGATGGGGTGGGCTGCCATCCGTCAACCGTGTTAGTTGACGCCGATGGCGTGCTGCCTGTTGAGCAGGGAATCACCGGCAACGGCAGTGGCGCATCGCTGCCGCTACTCAGCAATCAGCCACGGGTATGGGAGCCACTGCCGGGGGCCGAGTAATCGGTGCATCCATGACCAACCCTCCAACCGAATGCCCCAGTTGCCACGGCAACAGCTTCCGAACGGCTGACAGCCGGCTGAATCGAGATGGCCGCCGCCGCCGCCGGTATCGGTGCCACGGCTGTGAGTATCGGTGGACGATCTGGGAGGGCGAGCGCAGCCAGTCGCCACCCAAGAAGAAGCAGCGCCGCCCGCTAAGCCCTGATGAGGTGCGCCTGATCCTGCTGTCCCCGCTGAGCAGCTGCAGCCTGGCCAGGCAGTTGGGCTGCTCCCATGAAGCGGTGTGCTCAGTTCGCCGCGGCGACACGCACGCCGGGCTGTGGCCGGAGATTCCGCGGCAGCGTGCCAGGACTGGCCCTTCGTGCCTCGACTGCAGCCGCTGGCGTGGGGGATCAAGCCCCTGCAAGGACGGAGTGCCGGAGGCGAAAGCCAGTAACCCCGGCTTTGCAGCCGAATGTGAGCTGTATGACCTGCGTGCGGGATGGGAGGAACGCCAGGGCCTCCGCGCCCAACTCACCGAACAAGCGGCTGCAGCACGGCAGGCAGGCCCACACTGAAGCCAGGTTCATCCTCGCTTCGCAATGCCGCCAACCAGCTCCAAGCCCGCCGCGGCCGCTCCTGAAGGCAAGGCGATCGAGGCACCGCAGAAGCCGGTGATCTTCACGTTCCAGGCAGTGCAGGACACCTGGCTGAAGAAGAGCACGGCCGCCGCGGCCGATCTGCCTGAGGAGCAGAAGGTCATGGTGCCTGCGGGGCACCAGATGCCGGTGGTGGCCAGCACAGAGCTGCCCGGGCAGGCGCATGAGCTGGTGGAGCTGGGCCATGGTGCCGGCCAGTGGCATGCGTTCTCCCCCCACTTCCGCCGATTGCAGGGCAAGACGCCGGCGGCGGCCCCTCCAGCAGCGCTGCTCCTGCAGCCGGGAATGATCGACTGGGGAAACTTCGACGCACTGGTGACGCCGAACCTGACGGTGGGGGAGGTGCTGCAGTTTGATCGGCGGCGGCGACCGTCGGCCCAGAGCTCGGTGATCCCCCGGATCCTGGGCACGGCGGCAGAGTTCCAATCGATCCGGCAGGCCTGGGGCCGCCCGTTGGGGATGACCAGCTTCTACCGGCCGGAGCCGATCAACCGCGAGGTGGGCGGTGTGCCCAACAGCTTCCACGTGACCGGGATGGCGATCGACATCTACCCGATCGGCTTGCCCCTGCAGGCGCTCTACAACTGGCTGCTGGCGCGCTGGACCGGTGGCTTCGGTGACGGCCGGGATCGTGGTTTCATCCACTTGGATCGCCGCAATGGCGGCCGCTTCGTGCCCGGTGCCGGTGCCCGGCCCTCTGCGGTCTGGACCTACTGATCAGGCCTTGGCTGGGCTGAGCACCCGGGCTCTGGAGGCCTGCAGCGCGCCGATCACAGCGGCCAGGCTGCCGTGGGCCTTGTTCCCGCCCTTGTCGCCGTCATACCAGCCCTTGCCCTGGCTGTTGGGCAGGCTGGCCCACTCGAAGGCCAGGTCGTCGATCGCGGCGGCCTGGTTGGTGCCCTGGAGGAGAAACCGGGCCAACATGGGTCGCTTGCCCCGCAGCAGGATGGCGGTGGTCAGCCGATCCTGGTTCACGGCACTGAACAGATCCGCATCTGAAAGACCGGCCAGCCCTTGCTGCTCGACCAGGGTGGAAGGGATCAGCTGGGGGGCCCCGACGGCAAAGAGCTTGCCGGCCTGCTGCAGGGTTTTGATCTGAGCGATGGTGAGGTTCTGGAGGCCGCCGGGCCAGGGCTTGCCGAGGCTGTCGCCGGCGCCGCCACGGTTGTAGGCCTCGTAGGGGCTGGCAAAGCCGCCAGCTTCGTGGCGGTAGATCAGATCTAGGAGGGGCCGGCAGGCCGTGATCTCCCTCTCCCATGGGTTCTGGGTTGCTGGCCTGGTGGCGGTTTTGAGCCAGGTGCTTTTGCGGATGTCGCCCCCATCGCCGAGCCGTTGGCGTTGTTCGGGGGTGAGCATTGCCTCAACAGCTCTCCAGAAGGCTTCATGGCTGGGATTGTCCGCCACCGTGTGGATGGCGTAACGCATGAGGGAAGGCGTCATCGAGCTGCTGTGGTGGTGATGTCCTGGGTGGGATTTGAGTCCTCCTCATTACGGCGCAATGCCGGGTTGTAAGTGTTGTAGCCCTCCACGAACCCGGATTTTTCCGCCAGCCTTTTGGCAAACGGCACGCCGGCCACGCTGCCGCCGATCACCCAGCAAGTGGGCCATCCACCAGGAAGCGTTGGGGACAGCTCACAGCGCACGGTGAAGGCTGCACCCGCCAGGGCCAGCCAGACGGCAGTGGGGATGATGACAACCTTGCTCATTGCCCTTTCCCCTCGCTCAGCTGTAGCTGAAGAGCCTGAAGCCGAGCGTCTGACTGTGAAACCATATTTCGTACATCTTTGATTTCGCTTTCATTGCGTTCAAGGCGCCTAAATACAACATCGCGATGCTCTCGCATGTCACTGCGAATACCATCCAGCCCTTCTACAATGTGTTCGATGCCGACCGTCATCTTTGCGATGGCCGTTGAGTTGGTCTTGTCAAGCTCTGCCACCTTGTCGCGCAATTTGGTGTCTTCGGTTGCAAGGTTCTTGTC